TTGGCATTGGCATCACCTCTTAGGCCATAACTAACAGCGACAACATCTGAGTCATTTATCTTGTGCGGTCCTTTGAATACCTCAAATTGCGTTCCCTTTGGAACTGGAACCGGATACTTGGGGGAGAACTCCAACCCGTCTCCAAACTCATTGAAGGTGGTTATTCCGGTTATCTTTGCGAAGTGTGGTCTAACGGATGTCTGAGTAGTTGAACCAGTGTCCTGTATTATGGACGGGTTCAGCATTATGAAATAGTCATAGTTATCGATGTCTATTCCCAACGTGTCCGTCGCAGGGGAGTCAATAGTCGAGTATACGAACTTCCTATTCGTAGATGCACTTTCTTCAGAGTCATACACCTTTATCTTGAATGGAGCAGATGTGTCCTTTGCTGTCCCATGACTGTCTTTCGTTGTGTTGACGGGAAGTATCCTGTTTCCTATCTGTGAGTTTAAGTCATTCGATATGCTATCTGCATGTGGTCCTTTTCTTATCTCTGTGAATATAACGGACGATACTGCTTCGACGTTGTTGTTCGTTGTCTCTGATGTCACATGCGTTGTCTTTAGGATGGGGTTGACCGTCACATCCCTGAATGCTGTTCCAGTGCTAAACTCAGATAGTATGTTATCGTAGTTTGAACCAGCATCAGCGACATCCTTCTGAGAGGACATCGGGTAGGTGAACGTTCCATCTGCCTTACTCATGTCACTCACCGAAAGTATAGTAGAACAACGTATCACCATAGTTAGGAGTGAGTGTAGATATCGTTGCACATGGGGTCATGCTCTTGTGCATACAAACCTCATACAACTCCCCCATAAATTGTGAGTTGTTTCCTGCTCCTCTTCCTATGTAGCAATCAACTGCATCAAACTCAAAGTCACCTATGTCTAACTTCTTTCTCTGCACCAATGTGTTGTTGAGATATATTGAGACTGACCTATTATCAAAAGAGCAGGATACTTTCATTATCTTCTCAATATACAGTGCCTCCTTTGGCTGATTCGTGTATAATGTAGAAGTCACAGGTGTAGCAGGTGGTGCAGATAGGAATATTGTATCACCGCTAAAACTAGTCGGGCCAACAGTGCCTATCAACACACCTGAGTTGTCAAATATTTCACTACCCGCACCTATTCCATCAGCCTCACCCGAACCTAGTGATATCGGATTGTTAGCCATTCCGACAGGAACAGAAGCACTTGTGCTTAATTGAGTCTTAGTTGTGACCAGTTTTCCATTGTCATAGAAGGCATTAATGTCATAGTATCCCTTCAAGCGATTTGAAGCGAGTATGACAGCATCGCTCTCAGTCGTATGGGAGATACCGTTTGACATCATTTTGCAGACTAACTTGTACTCTGCTGGTTGATTGAAGTTCGATAAGGTTGTATTTTCCAAGTAGAATTGAAAATTCGTATTTTGAAACAGCATCATCTTATGGGTATTTCTTCCTGCTCCGAAATAAGACACACTCTCGTAGTTAGAAGTGGTATTAGCATGGTCATCAAGGGTCAAATTAGGGCTAGGTGGAGTCTTAGTGCTATCTAGCCTTCCTTGTCCTGCTGTCCTATGTCCTATTCCATTTACGTCGTATGGGGATATTATAGCCTCAAATGTGAATGGTTCGTTTTTATGGTCCCATAGATTGTGCTTGTAGTTGTTATTATTGTACTCACTGTAGTCCAACAGAAGATATCCACTGCACATAACAGGAAAGACCAATGCCCTTGTCTCTCCTACATGTGCTGTCGATGCCATACCTATACCTACAAACTGTTTATCGGGTTCTCTGCTAACACCGTCGCTATCTCAAACTCTAGAGTGAATGGAACCGTGTTTGGTTGTTCTCCTGAGAAGGTGGTGTTGAAGGAACGAATGAAACCTGTCATTCCTAAGAGGTCATCAACTAGATTCATGTCCGTGAATGCTCCAACAGGAGACTCATTCACTTCTATTGCCGATGGTAGGTAGTCGTTTGCCACTCTCTTGAATTTCTCGTCGTACCTCCTGTTTTCAAACGTGAATGGAATCACAGGAAGGTCATTCAAATCGTCAGACTCACTGCTGTTCGTATGTGGTGAAAAGTTGGTGTCAACCCTACTTGGTATCAGTATGATTAGTTTGTTTATCGCTTGGTCGTCCTGTGCAGCACTGCTGTCAACATAGGAGTGAATCAACTGTGCCATCTCATACGGGGATAGTACGGCGTTGAGGGAAGATGAGTTATTCTCCCCTGAGTTCTTGAATATTCTCTGATTCAACAGTGTTCCAGTTAGGCTCACATTTTTACTAGCCAAACCCATATCAAACGCTAGTGTTAGAGACTTTCCTGTTGCCACGCTTGCGAATGGTACGGGAATAGTTGGTACGCTCTTCGCTGTGCTTATCTGAATCTCCGTCACGAATAGTGGGAGCCTGTTGATTGCCCTGTCTCCGCCTTCCTCGTTTCTTCTCTGTAGTTCCAGCCATACGCTGAAGTTGTTGTAGTTGTCTCCGACTGCCATTAGAATTTCACCACCGATGTCGAGGTTCTGTTCATCCTAGTATTGATTTCCCTTGCTACCTTGTTTGCGATGTCCCGTATCTCTGTGTCACTCGCCCCAACTCTTCCTGTGACTTGAACGGTGATGTGGTTGTGTATCGTGTTTCCACTCATCATGGCAGCAGAGTCTCTGTTGGAGTTGACTCTAGCACCTGCTGGTAGGTTGACTAACTCCGGTCCCTTCTCCCCGACAACTGCTATTCCTGAGTTCTTTACCTTTCCACCAGTTGCTAGGAATGGTATTTTCTTCACAAATTTCTTTATTGTCTTACCGGGACTTAACTTATCTACTATGAACTGTATGAAAGACTTGATTGCACTGACTATGCCTGAGACAATAAATTTACCAATGTTCAAAATTCCTTTAGCGATAAAGGCAAGCACTTTTCCTAACCCAAGTATCGTTGCAACGATTAAGTCAACACCGAAGTATACAAGAAGAGCAAAACCTGCAAAGAGAAGGGCAGGGAAGGCGATTGTTGCAGCAAACAGCATACCAACAACGGCAACTACCATAGCAACACCTGCTGCTACTGCTGCGACTGCTTTGACAACATTACCGATACCAGCGATGACACCACTGATACCACCACCTAATTTGTCGAAGCCATCCATGAAGGCACTGGCTACGAATGACACTATTCCTGATAGTAGTGTACCTACTGTCGCTACGAATATGCCTACGACGGATTCTACAACACCGACTATTATCTGCCCTAGTCCCTTAATTGCTTGGTCCATGTCACCAGTGATTAATCCTGCAAACAGGTTATACACACCTGTGAACAATTCTGCTAGACCACTAGCCATCATCTCGAATCCAAAAATGAAGACCTTAGCCATTGTCTTTATCGCATCGAATATGTTTCCTAGGAATGGTTGAATCAACTTGAAGGCCGCTACTATGACCAGCAACAACAACATCAACTTCATGAATTGCGCAGCAGCGTAGAACACCAGTTTCTTCACGGCAGCAGCAATTGCCACTATAGCCTTGTATGGCTTGAGAGCAAGTCTAGTCGCCTTGCTTGTTAGGCTGTTTTGCTTCTCTGCCATTTCTTGTATTTTCGCTAACTTGCTGAACGTTTCGGGGTCAATAGGTACGCCTTTAGCGTCATGCCTATACGTCCTACCATCCTTTTCACTCCTCATAGACTTTAATTTTCCTACATCCCCATCCTTGTTCTTTAATCGTTCAAGGTCTGATTCTGTAAGCCCTAACTTTCTTGCTTCTTTACTCATCTTTTTTGTTATCTCTAGTTTCTGGTCGGATGTCTTCATGAAAGCCTTGATTGCTTCCTTTGCTGTTTTTGCGTCAAATCTTTTCTTGAATCGATTAAGGCCAATGAAAGCCTTCATTCTCTCTTTTATTCCGGCCCCTTCGAGTTCCCTTCTCTCTCTAATGGCCTCGGCACTTCTTTTTGCTTTTTTTTGCAGTTTCTCTGCTTGCTCATTCTGTGCGTCTAGTATTTTCAATAGTTCCTCTGCTGCTAACGTATGGTCTTGATGATAGAACATCAAACCATCGAACAACTCTGATTTCTCTCGTAATGCCTGTATTTCCTCTTTAGCCTCAATTGCTCCCATTTTTGCTACGTTTCTAAGGTTATCAGCGAACTTGCTGGTTCCTCTCTGAACCTTTGCTATCTCGGCGTATACCTTGAGTCTCTTCGCATCTTCTAATCTACTTCTCTCTGATGAACTCAGGAACTCATTGAGAAGCATGACGCTTGCTTTCACTCGGTTCTGTATTCTCCAAAGTGGAGTTCCCGATATGAAACGGGAGAAGATTTGCCAATTGGTGCTTCCTAGTATATCGTTAGTCCTGCTGATTGAGGCTTGAAGAAGTCTGTAGTTTTTGGTTCCATCAAGTATGGCTCTATCAATATCACCGAAGGATTCTTTGATTTCATTAATGCTTTTCTGAACATCACTCTTTGCCATTTACTTCACGACCCTTTTGTTGCCTTCTTCATTTCCTCCGATTCTATCTTCTTTACTTCCCCATGTATGTCCAACATCTCCTTGATTAGTGATGCTGGTGTGTCATATGCGTCCTTTGGGTTCACATGAAATGCAGAGCAGTAGGAGTAAAGCATAATCTTCATTCCAACTCTAGTATCCACGCTCCCACCTTTCAAAGCCCTCCGAATCAGTTTTCGTTTCCCATATCATCCCCCATGATGTCCATGAAGGGGTTTGGGAGTATTTCTTTGAGTTGCGCACCAATGTACGGATTGAGTCTAATCAAGTCAGTGGCGGTTAGTTGTGGGTCGGTCTTCTCGACAAAGTTCTCAACCATGAACCGATACATCTTGTTCAGGTTTATTCCCATAGTCTGACCTTGGGAATCCATGTCCATAACAGACGACAATGCCTGTTCTACCTGTAGCCAAGTTGGTTCCTTTATCCAAACTTGGAGGTACTCATCACTGTCAGGGGATATCCTGAGATGATGGCTTTCGGTTGCCATTCTTGCGAACAGCATGTTCTTATCATTTACAATTTTCTTTTCTGTCATTTTTCTTTCCACCTACAATATACCAACAAACAAACGTGTTGGTGGAATCGAAAAAGAATAGCGTTCCCTTGCTTGGTCACGCCTCCTAATTACCTGTTGCCTTACCGCCAATGTTGTAGATAGCCCACTTGCCCTTGTATGTGCAAGAACTCAGTGTTCTAGCAGAGGCAGTAACCTCTACCTCCACTGGTCCCTTGTCCTCGGGGAAAGGCACGTTTACTGAGTTTATTGTGTAGTCGGCAAACTGCAAGTCTATCTTCTCACCACTGTCCTTCTCGAATTTTAGTTGTAGAGTACCAGTTGACTCATTGGCACTTCTCATCTCGTCCCAGAGTTTCGTGTCTGTGATTAGCATTGAAAGGGTGAGTTCGTATGTCCTCTGTCCGGGGATGTGAGCAGACATTGTTTGCCTGTTGTAGTTCCCAATGAATCTCTGTGGGGTGAGGTTGTTCGTTATCGTCAAGGAACCGCTCTTGACCCTAGCCATAGTTTGACCAAAGAGTTGTATCGTTCCATCTGAGAATAGGAATGGGTAGTTGTCTGCTAGGGTAGCACTGTAGTTAATCATGCCAGTGTCTCCCGAGGTGTCTGTTGGTGCAGTCAGGTCAGGGCCACTTCCTCCTAGTGGTAGGTATCCGTTAGGTGCGTCGAATGCCCTTCTCGTTACTAGGTCGAGGCTTGCCTTGAGTTCTTGGCTTTCCTCAAAGTTCAACGCTAGGCTGTTTACTTGGCAACCTGTGAATATTCGTGAGTACATGTTCTCATTTGGCGTTAGACTGTCAAGTTGCGTAGTGCCACTCTGTCCTGACTTCCTGTATACGACATCCAGTGCGAATGAAGGTAGAACGTCATCGTCTGCCTCTGCAATGGTATATGTGTAGGTTGCACCGTTGTTGTCGAAATTTATCACATTTTCTGCTATGTTGTCGTCACCGCTACTGGGACTTCCATCGAAGACTTCCGGGAATATGTTGGAGTCCCTGACCCTCACAATCTTACGAGTTGCTCCACTTCCGGCCACATACCCAACACCATTGTCTGCGGAGGCGTTGTCCACAGTCATCGAACTAGCATCTGCTGCTATCGTTATGTCAGTTATCTGACCAAGAGCGTAGTATAGCCAAGAACCGTTGTTCAATGATAGGTCTAGGGAACCACCGCTAACTGTCTCTGCTCCCTTATATTGATAGTCGAAGTTTCTGCCACCAGCGACTGCTAAGTTCAACTGCTTCATCTCCACCTCTACGTTTGGTGGTGTGAACGTATTGACTAGACCTAGCCAGTTGTCGGACAGTATTGTCGCTTGGCTGCTCTTCAACTTTCCATAAGCAGGTGCGCCGAAGGACATTATTGTTAGGTCATGAGTAGCACTACCGTGACTGGTCACAGCAGCGTCTAATGTTATGGTGGTATCGGTATTGGTGACTATCCTCCTATACTCTGTTTCACTACCGTCATTCTCCTTGGCTATCTTGGCAAAGCATCCGGCATAGAGGTCAGGAACTAACTTCGACACTGCTGTTTGTGAGGAATGCAAGGTGAATACCGTCTTGGTTGATGAATCAATGTCTCCCCGACCAAAGTACAAATCCAATTCGGGACAAAAACCAACTTGTGCATTAGCACCTACAAATACCTCATTACTTACCATTTATTTTCCCTCACAACGTACATCTAGCAAATCTCTTTAGTTCAACCCCAATCTTGTATCCCAATAGTCTTTTCCCTCTATCATTAGCCTCGCTTCTTGAAGTTAATCGTATTAAATCGGCATCACCTAAAGTTGCCGAACTGCTGTCGGCAGGTGTTGCATATACTGCTGGCCTAAAAGAATTGTTCTCAAGTACATGTCTAACTATCTTATACATCGCCTCTAGTTTATCCCTAGAAAACGTGTTACTGCTAAAGTCTCTCCTATGTAGAACCCTTAGATGCAAAGTAAATGAGAACTCTTCGGTTCTCGCAGCATAGTCTATTGTCGGATATGTAGTAGAGGAACTGTCCTCAAAGAACACTATTACTGATTCTGAATCTATGTCAACCCGGCGACCCTCTTGCGGTTCTATCGAGCGTATGTCAATATACTTCGGGGGTGCGATGTGACTGTTGGTTATATGACCAGCATTGACTAAGGCTGTTGCAGAATTAGTCCAATTGTCCTTAATCAATCTAAGAACCAATGTCACTTCATCCATCTAAGCACCTAGCATCTCTTTCATCTTAGTATTAATCACCTTATCGATATAGGCTGTAAGGGCTTCTCTGACTTCTATGTCTATTTGTTCCTGTGACATGCCTAGGGAGACTCCATACACTGATAGTTCGTCCATTGCAGCCCTAGACTCCCTGATGTTCTTTGCGAGGTCATCTAGTATTCTTATCTCGCTTCCCATAGTATCACAGAATAAAGTGTATCACATCTTTCTTGCCGTTCAATATCGCATTTGCTTCTTCTAGCAATATGTCATGCTTAGTCTTGAGGTCGATGTTGGAACCTGTCTCAGCGATGAGTATTGAGTTATCATCATGGCGTATCACCTCTGCTGCAACTAACTTAGTTGTAGCATCAGATATTGTAGCGGGAACTCTAGACTCACCACTGACGTATACCACACGTATAGAGTTGGAGTGGAGGTGAGGATATTCCTGTCGCATGAATATCTTACCATCCTTACCAATTGTCCAGTAGTCTCCAAGCCTCCTTTGGTCTTGGTGGTCTGTAAAGGCAGTAACAGTTCCAACAGTGGATGATATAGTGCAGTTAGAGCCATCGTCTCCCATCAAGAGGGACGATATCACAACAGTATCTCCCGCTTCACTGTCTGTTGTGGCGTAGAAAAAGTCAGATACGTTTACTGCATTGCTTGTGTCCTTGACTTCCTTGGCTGAAGTCTCACCAGTAAACTTAGCAGTCTTATGTGGAAATACTTCATTGATTGCATCTGCTATCTGACTAGCAGTTGTCTTCGGGCCATAGTTGTCAAAGAAGTCAGTAGCCTTTACTATATTGAAAGTGTATGCTCCCACTCCCAACGATATAGTCCAAGACCCACTTTCAGGTGTAGATGGAACTTTTACTCTAGCAGTGGCAGATGCTAAGTCAACGTATTCTGCACCATTCCAAACCTCTAGCCTCACTATCTTCTGAACGTCTGCTCTTTCTAACTGTACGAATCCAACATAGTCCTTGTACCGATTTATAGGATAAGCACCCATAGTAAAGAACTCAAAGTTATGAAACTCATTGTGGTAGATTACGGGTCTGTATGAGTGACCAACAATGTCATCCACCCTTTCCTCTGCTCTTTTGATTAATCCTCCGACTTCAGCGATGGTTGGTGTGGTACTATTTGTGAAAGAGGATATCTGCAACAACTGAGAGACATCAGAGTGCGTAGTATAGAAGCCCCTACCCAATGTGTAATTTGGGTTTATGTTGGTAAAGTCACTTGGGGAGGATAGTTTACTCATTATCACAACCTCCCTACTTTCTTCTCCAAGAAGTCGAGTTTGCTGTTTATCCCGTTGATTACTGCAATGACCTTCATACTCTCACCACTACCAACTTGTATAAATTGTTTATCGGATAACAATGCTACATCATCCTTCGTCTCTTCTTGTCTCACCTCTACCTTTGGAACACCACTGAGGTCTATCTCAACTATTATGTCATTGATATTGATTCTGAAGTCCTTACCCTTTGGTTTGAAGAAGTCACCAGCATACGCAGTTATCTTTTTGGCAATGTCTTCCGTATGCGTAGCGTTTAGCAGTGCGTCTCTAGACTGCTTCAGTGCATTATTTTCTTCCTGTGCGGTTCTTGTGAAGTTCCCATTGACATCGTTTCCACCGAACTCCACTTGCTTATTGCTCACATAGTCTAACTTGAAGGCTCTAGCGAGTTTCGTTTTATTGTCATATATCGGTTCTAGTTGCTCTAGTAGGTTTGTCTCTAAGTCACCTACGTCATATTTCGTGGCATCAGTGGAGCCTACTTTGCTGAAGTTCTTCTGTAAGTCCATTCCCATGTTCTCAAAGACATCCTTGTAGAACTCTTCTGTTCTGAAATAAAACCTGCCAATATTTCCCGCTCTAATAAAATCTAGATATTTGTATACCTTAAATTTCTTAAATTTGTTAGGATTATCCAACTCATCTGTGATTTGTTTTGTTTCAAATATCTTATCAGGGTCTTCTTGTCTAGGGTCTCCTAGTTGTTGGAGTTCTGCTCTGAACTTCTGCCCTTCTTTAGTTCCGCCTCCACTGTAATCTCCCCCGTAGTTTATTGGGTTTTTCAAATCATTGAAGGTCTTGCCCTTCAGCCTATTCACTATTCTACTGGATTCCTCATCCTCTACTCTTTCCTTCGGTGAATCTTCAAAAATAGCAGCAAACTCATCGGTTCCAACTACCTTGGTTGCTGGAATCCCAAAGATTACGTTCTTTGGCTTCAACTTTCGATTGGCTTCCACTTCCTCTAGAACCTTTAGTTCGGGTATTTTTTGAACTAACTTTCTCATGTACTTCCTGTACGAATCAAACTCTTCCTTGCTGTTGAAGTCTCCCTCATTCAAGTTGAGCATTTTCCTAGTTGCTAATGATACATCACCAGCAGTCTTTGAAACTTTGAAGTTACTCTTGTAACTGCTAAAGAGATAGGGGATTAGAAACTCGTCTACTAGTCTCTTGGCATCACCGTCATAGGAAGTGACATCACTTTCTGTTATCTTGAATGGGCTATTCGCATTAATCTGCGTAACGAGTTTCTTATTCAGAACAACAGTTTCGCTCATTCATCTAGCCCCGTCCTATGCCAACCACTTTGCCCATGCTACGGCTTTACCTATTCCTTGTGCTAGACCAAGACCGCTTTGTGGTGGAGTGTATGTTGGTTGACCAGTAGAAGGGTCAATCCAATATGGGTTGTTCATTTGGTCATAACCCGATGGGGGAACAGGATAACCTGATGGGTTGTTGAACGCCATCTGTTGTTGCATCATAGCGTTATTCATACCGACAGCCATGTTGTTTCCTTGTATGTTAGCAGGGTTCATTCCCTGTGGATTATTTAGTGGCATCCCACCCCCACCAGTTTGTGAAGGAGAAGTAAAGCCCTGTGACTCTAGGTACTGTTGTTTAGCCATCCTCCTTTGCATTATAACCTCCGAGTTAACGGCAGTTGCTAATAGATTCACGATATCCAAGTCTATGTTCTCCTGTGTGATGTTGGTGAACTCTGATAGTGAGTCAGGGTGTATCTCCAAGTCTCCGTTTGTATTGGAAACGAACTGAAGTTTTACCAGCATTTGACTAACCACTCTAGTAGTGACATCCTCTAGCAACTGCTCAAAGGCATTCAAGAATTGTTCCCCATGATACTGAAAGAACTCTTCCACATGGTTCTCTTGTAAAGTCAATAGGTTGTTAACAGACTTGAAATTCTGTTGACTCATTGAGTTCATTTGTGTTGATAGTGCTGTGTTAGATGTTCCAAATATTCCCATTATGCTTCACTCTCCGTAGTTTCGACAGGTACTTCGACACCATTCTTCAATAAGGACTTAACCCTCTCTGACATTGCTGACTGCTGTATCATAAGGGAATACAATTGCTCTTCCGGTGTTGCAGAGGTATTTTTCGGAGGTGTTATGTTCCAACCTAGGGAGGAAAGGGAGTTTATGTCTTCCTGTCTCAAAGTAGTAAGTGGTCCTGATTTCATTAGGTTAACTGGATTCAAACTCTTAGCAGATGGAATGTACGCACTGAAAGAAAGCCCATGTTCCTCTGCTAGTATCTGTTGCTCTAACATCTCATACTGCATGTGTATCGCTGCGTGTTTCTCACAGTATGTCCCTCTCATTGGATATCCCTTGCGAACCTTGTGCAGTGGAAGAGGGGGTCTCCTAGTATCATCTGCTGTCCAAAACTTCTGTGTTCCACATATCACACACCTATCCTTGAAGTTATACTTGAAAGCGTAGGGTATTTTGAGAAATGTTTTCTTTTCAGGTTTCAATACCTTCACTATCTCTTTCAATTGTTTCTTAGGTTTCATGGCCTTATACTCATAGGCCATTATAGGGCCAGCCGCCCTAGCCGCAGTAAATCGGTCTAGGAACGGATTTACACCGCCTGTATTCACTGTCGCATTCGTTGCTCCAATCAAACTTGGAGGCTGAAATTGTTGCATTGCCATTCTTTTTTCAACTCCTTATGATAGGCTCACACTATGAGCCTGTCTATTCTGACTAACTAGTAGTCTTTTATCATTGTTAGGACTCCACGGTATACCATTTCTGAATCAGACTTGGCACTGACAATGTATTTGTGACAGGGGATACCTGCATCATTCAATCTCTGTAGGCCCGGTTTGAATGACTCAAATATAGGATGGTCCTCTATTTTTCCGTTGTGTGGATACTTGTCTTTCCATAGGTCGTACTTGTTTGCCCAAAGACCAACAGCCAATGGGAAATCATGGTCTTGTTTCTTCTTCTTTCTGCCACCAGTTTCCCAATATTGATTGCATATCGTATCAACTAGAAATGTCCAGCATAGTTGCTGTTCAATATCATAGTGCTTGCTGAGATGTCTGTCATCGAACATGAATATGATATATTTCACATGCCTAGTTCGCATGTCCTTTACCCATTCTCCCCAATATACTGTTTGTCCACCAATGTCTGCTGTCTTAACAGTATGAGCATCACCATCTATTTTTACGAACTTTCTAGTTGCTCTGTGTCTGCCCACTGTTCTTTTTTTAATTTCAGGAACTTCCCCCCGAGTTGTTAGTTGCTTGTGCAGTGTGGTTTTTCCTGCTTGACTCGCCCCATAAATACCGAAATTGATTGCATGAAGACGATTATACAACTTGTTCATCGCCTCCACCATGAGTATAGCGAAACCTGCCATCACCGACATACTATCACCTCACCAGTGAGTCGGATGTCGGAGAGCATTAAAATTGTTGAGAAGTCAGTGACCGCCCCAAAGAGAGGATATCACATGCCATCCTCCTGTAAATAGGTTGATTCCAAATATTGCTACTGCATGTCCTAGTATGAAACAAGCAATGGATGATATCGTTCCCCAAAGCCAAAACCTCGCTCGTAGAAACCAAACATCGGCAGAATGCGCTCTCTGCAAATCATAGGCAAGAGTCGTTTCATCCATCCCAAATAGGATTTCACTAACCATCTCAATCACTCATTGAAACCTGTTAAGAAGGTAGGACTAACAGTTTGAGCATCTTGGGGTTGCGGTAGATTAGGAATAACACTGTCTCCATATACCATAGGAACTCCAAACTGCTGCTGGAAGTTTCTCATGGATTCCCTCACCCTCTTTCTGTTGTCCTCGTCTCTTGCCTTTCTGTTCCAATAAGCGTTTATCTGTCGCTGAAGCAGGAAATCCTCAATGTAGTCATTTAGTATCAAATCGAATAATGCCTTGAGAATCATTATCCCACCTACTGTCAAAACACCGAATATGACAGCGACAGGATAGGGACCATATGCATTAACGAAGGTTGAACCATACTGTGAGAAGAAGTATACGTTAATGCCACTGATAGCACCAACAAAAAGAACAGTCATCACTAGACGGGTATCTGTATCTATACTTGGCATAGAAGCACCTCAAGCAAAGTTGACTGAAACAGTTCCGGTTCCTGCTGCTATCTGTGCATATATGCCATTAGCAACTAGAACACCATGAAGGTCTTGCTCGATTGTCTGAGCAGTTCCACCCGCATGTAGTTGTAGTCTTGCTACCTCCTTCTTTCCAGTGGTTGTAGAATTGTCACTGTCCCAGATTTTGACAGTGAATAGTGCGTTTGCCGTGGATGTAGCATGTACGCTCATTATCTTAGCGTGATGTTTTGCTACGACAGTTGAAGAGGATAGAACTCCACTGCTGTTACATGTGGGGTTTGCCATTATTCAGCCCCCGACATCCTCTCTACCAATTCTGCTTTTTTACCGTCAGTTGATAGTCCTCTTTCCTCAAGCATCTCCCTGAGTTGCTTTACTGTATATTTTGAGTAGTCAATAGTTTCCTCTGCGACCTCTTCAGGTGCTTCGGGTTCCTCTACTGGCGTGATGCTTTTCATCGCCTTGGCTGCAAAGGATTTCTTTGGGAATAATGCTCCTTGTATTGCTTTGGCATCTCCCTCTATACCGAACTCTCTTCTTAGTAGTTCTAAGGTATGTTCGTTTGCAGATAGTATGTCTGCTTCATCGTCAGAGTTTAACTCTACGAGTAGCCCTGTGTCTCCTAGCATTCCCACTGCTATTCCCAAAGGGACTTTTGTTTCTTCTTGTGCTGTTAGAGCATAAGTAGCACCTGCTCTTCTTAGTAGAAGAGGACCACTTACTCTATGGTTCTTTAATTTAACATTAGCCATTCAATCACCTTATTTTTTTTGTTGGTAGTAACCCCTGCCCTATTACGGGCAGAGGCTACTACTTTACGTTATCACTTAATCATTGTTATTTCAGAGATTACCATAGGCACGAACTCTAACCATGCCTTCATCTGCTGTACCTGATTGTTGTGCAGAGCCAGTTGACAGGATAAGTTTGGCACTTGTTCCTGACTCATATGCACCTGCGGTGCTAATGACGGCTCTTGCGTCGTGACCAATTTCCTCAACGCCTGTGACCATTACACAGTGCAGTGAAGAAAGTCCAAGGGAAGCAGCAGTCAAGGTGATTCCACCCTGAACGTATGCAGTGATGTTAACCACCGCATCAACCACATACTCGTCACCGACGACCTTTGGGGCAGTTATGCCCTTGTGGTCAGCGACTAATGTAACTGTATGTGCCACTCCTAATCACCTCAAGCACTCTTTAGGTTCGTAATCTTACCCTGTGCTTTGAAGAACGAGCATCCAGTCTCGCCCATCGTCCGGTACATTCCTTGGTTCCCTAGTTTGCCAACACCGAATGGGTTTCCGCTAGTGATACCATCCTCGAAATACTGAGTAGGCTTCATCACCGATAGCCACAGATGGTCTGTGTCTAGGATGAGCATGTCACTCAGAGTGTTGGTGGTGTTTGCACCAGTGCTAGGCATGTCCTTGGTTGGGATGATTGGTATGTCATAGTAGGTCGCTACTCTGAATCCAACCTCTGCACCCTTTACGCCACGAACTCCGTTGTGGGTTGGTACGACCTCTCTCCTGTCCATGAACCTCTCTTGTGCCTGTAGAAGGTCAGCGAGGTGCTGAACTGTGTCGTATCCAGTTAGGATAACCTTGGGGTTTCCACCGTTCTGCCTGATTCTGCGTATCATGTCGTTAAGTAGTGTCAACGTCATGACCCTTGCGTCACCAGCAGCGTATCCGTCACCGAAGTCAACCTCTGCGTCCAAGAAGGAAGCAGTTCCAGTTGCAGCGTTGCTGGATACAGAGACAGTTCGGGAAGTACCGAACAGTCTTACAACATCAGCGACAACTGCGGCATCGTTACCGTTGTTAGCACCAGTGTCCAATAGGTTTGCGTTATACATGGCAGCAATCTCACCAGCAGATGAAACAATCTTCAGGAGAGAAGTGTAGTTTCTCTCGATGTTGGTCGATGTACCATCGTCATACCTCTCAAGAGGCATTAGTAGCATCTTTGCCTGTGCTTCAGCGTGGTGCTTACCCATGTCCTCACGGACGATTGCCCTGATGTCACCTACACCATCATCGATGGCTGCAAGTTCCATACCAAGTTCTGAGAACTCAAACAAGTGAGCAACAGTCTTTGGGCTGATGTATAGTTTCTCGTACTCAGGAGCAAGTGCTGGAATATCGTTTCCAGTTCCTAGAGTTGCGTTCTCACCGACACCACCAATGCTGTCTGCCCTTGGTGTAGCGGAGCCACTTGCACCAGTGCCTACATCGAATGTAGAACCGGAGCCACCTTGAGGTCGGCTCTTTAGAACTCTCCAACCGCTAGATGTGTATGGCCTCTTGGATAGCATGGACAATGCGTTAACCTCTTGGTTGAGCATCGACCAAACTTTCTGTCCGTAAAGGACGTTGTATAGGTCTCCCAATCCACTAGCAGCAGAGAACGGGTTGCTTGCTGCGTCGTGGGGCGTTCCGAAACCACCGACAACACCAGCAGCCTTTAGCAGGGCGTTACCCTGTGCGCCAGCGTAGCCGTAGGTGGCTGCTTCTAGGTCTTTCAATGTGTTAATGTATCCACTCATCTTAGTTCACTCTCCTTGCAAGGTTATGGATGTCTCCCCAAGACATCTCAGCAACTGCTTCAGCAGTCGTTGGGAAGCCCTCGGGTAGTCCCATTGCTACCTCAGTAGCCTTGCGAATCTCGTCTTTCTCTGCGGTTAGAGCCTTGCGTAGTTCTGCAAACTCTTCTTTGAGAGCAGAAACCTCAGTCTGAGCATCGTACTCAGCCTTCTCTGCGAGAGACTTCTTCATTTCCATCTCTTCAGAGAGCCTAGCCTCGAACTGCTTAGAGAGGTTGTCGTATGCCAACTTCTCTAGTTGTTCAGCACGATACTGCTCGTATGCTTTCTCCACATTCTCAGGAGACAAGTCAAGGGTGGTAAAGTCTGAGTTAGTCAAACCTTTTGCCACATTGCCTAGGGCTGCTGGCCTTGGAGCAGGGCTACCGTTTACTACAACGTTTTCTCCGGCTTCATTTCCAGCATCTCTGTTGGCATCAATGTCAAGGGCTTTCTTCTCATCATCCATGCTTTCCATGTCTTCATC